AAGTGTAGATGCTCCATGTGATCAGAGAATATTAAATTTATTAGAGACTGATAGATATAGAAAGTATATTGAAGCTTTTGAAAATATGGTAATATTCAATGATACTGATAAAAATCCTACAGGAATAAATATAAAGTGTAAAGATTATGCTTTAGCACATGGTCATATGAATTATATTACCTATCAAGCTCCTAATGAATTAACAGGAGAATTAGAAGATAGACAAGGAGTAGACCCTATTAAGCCTTATACTCAAGATGAAGAGGATGAGTATAGAATAATCATTTTAGATAATGCAGCTAATTTAGCATTAGAAAAAGGTTGCAATAATAAGATGGAAACCATTGATAGGATGGCTAAATATGGTATCAATTTAAAGAAGCAATTAAATTATGTGTTTGTATTGATACAACATCAGGCTTTATTTTGCATGATTCATTAATATACTAATTAAAAAATCACATTAAGAATGAGAAAAAATAATTTTGAAAAATCTATTTTAAAACTTTATGAGACTAATCCAACTATGTCATATAATGATATGGCTAAGGTATTGAATTGTAGTAGATCTACTATTCAATATTATTTTAGAAAGAATCATATTATAAGAGATAGAAAAGTGCAACAGAGTCTTAATAATACAAATAGAAACAAAGAAATTATAATCTCAGAAAAAGCTAAACAAATATTAGTAGGGACTATATTAGGAGATGCTACTATTAGTAAATATTGTAGAAATTGTGAATCTAAAAGAATATTGAATAGTAGAATATCAGCTACTCATTCAATTGTATAAAAAGATTATGTAAGATATTTATATAATATTTTAACTAAGGAAGGGTTAAAATGCAATTATAATGAAAATACTCAAACTCAAGTTTCCTATTTAAAGGGAAGAAAAATTGAAATACAGGGATATAGTCAAATAACAATTACAAGGAATATCCTATTTAATCAATGGAGAGATTTATGGTATCCAAAAAATGTTAAAATTATTCCAAAAGATTTTATAAAAGAGTATTTTACACCATTAACAATAGCTATTTGGTTTATGGATGATGGTTCAAAAAATAATTGTTCTTATTATTTACATACAGAAGGTTTTACTATAGAAGATGTAAATTTTTTAAGGAGCCTTTTATTAGACAAATATAATATTAAAACTGCCTTACATATAGTAAGAGAGCATCCTACAATATATATTAGTGGTTATAGTAGAGAAACTTTTACATCTCTTATTTTACCCTATATATGTGATTCTATGAAGTATAAATTATGGATTAAATAATTGGGTCTGACTAAATCGAGTGAATTGCTGGAAGCCTAAACAGGAATGCATGGTAATCAGCAGCCAAGCTTGGGAAGTGCATAAAAGTACCAAGAAGGTTCAGAGACTAACAGGTGAATAGCACAAATAATAAACCTGACACGAGTGCTCGACACTCTTATAGAGTGAAGATATAGTCCGATACTTCTTTGAAAAAAGAAGAATATAGAATAAAGAGTCTATATATAACGTATGCAAGCTCAAGAAGGTGTAGAAAATATTAAACTAGGTCGAATGAGACCTACTGCTGATGGATTAGGTGATTGTAAAACTACTTCTCGTGATTTAAATTGTATGATAGGTTTATATAATCCTAGTAAGTTTCTTAGTGAAACTAAACAAGAAATATATCAGGGATATAATATAAAGAGATTAGGTAAAAATTGTAGATTTCTAGAAATAATTGATGATAGAGACTATGGTGCAGGAGGTAGCATATGTCCATTATTCTTTGATGGTGCAGTATCTACATTTAAGGAATTACCTTTACCTACAGAAGAGGAAGCAATGAGCAAGGTATATAGACATATAGAAAGTATTAATGGCAAGAATACTCTTATGTTTATGCATAATAATAATTTCAGTAAAAGACTTGCAAATAATAAAATAAAGAATTACTTTTGTAAGCTATTTCATTTAAATATAAGTTGAAAATAAAAACAATATGGCAAAAATATTAGTGCTTGCTAAGAGTGGTTTTGGTAAAACTACTTCTTGGTGTGGTAGAGCAAAATTAAATATTAAGGGATTAGACCCTAAAGAAACATATGTTATACAATGTATAGGAAGAGCAGTCCCTAATGCAGAATATAAACTTGCTGGTACTATAGAGATGAATCCTAGTACTCATAAAATAGCTAATGCAGATATACTAACCAAAGGTAATAGAATTCAAGTAGATTATATTACTGGATTAGATAGATTTTATGCAGTAGCTGCTATTATAGAAATGTTAAAAAAGTCTCCTTATAAAAATATTATAGTGGATGACTTTAATTATCTTTCACAAGATTTCTATATGGCTAATGCAATGAAAGGGGGTTGGGATACACCCAAACAAATAGGCTTTGGTATGGGATTAATCTTTAATGCTATGAAAGGTTTACCTGAAAATAAAAATATTATCTGTTGTGCTCACTATGAAGAATACAAAGATAAGAATGGAGATTCTATTTCCTATAAATTTAAGACTACAGGTAAAATGGTAGATGATTATATAACTCCTGAAGGAAATTTTGATATCATCTTATTTGGAAAGTCTTCTTATAATGCAGAAGAAAAGAAAGCAGTCAAAGAGTTTATTAAAGAATTTGATGGAGAATATCCTGCAAAAGATAGCATTGGAGCATTAGATGATTTACCAGACAGTCTTCCTAATGATTTAAGTATAATAGTAGAAAAATTAAGAGAAATTTATGGCTAAATGGGTTAAAAAAGAAGCATGGGGAAATTATAAAGACCCATTGCAAAATCATAAATTTGATGGACAATTAATAACTGTTGAAAAAGACGGTGATAAAAAGATAATAGTCTGTAATAAACTAGGTAATCTTTTTCATGAAGCTAAATGGTATTTTGGTAAACATATTGGTAGTAAAAAGATATCAAATATTAAATCTGTTGTTAGGAGAGCTAATAATAGAAAGGCTGTTTTTAAAAAGATTACTAAACAACTTAAAGAAAATCAAGAAATAGAAGCTAGTAATATTACTAGTAAATGATAATTATAATTATTAAAAACAAAAACAAAAAAACATGAACAAAAACAATTTAAATGCAAGAGAACTTGCACAAATTAAGCGCATTGCACAGAATGTAGACGCTGACTATCAAAAAGTATGTAAGTTAAATGAGAAAATTGTAAATCTTACTAAAGAAAGAGATGCAATTCAGCAGGACATTGATGAGATGGAAGCTCCTGTAATACGTAAAACAGGAGGATTTAAGTCTACAGATCTCTATGAGAAGACTATTACTCCTTTATTCAATGAAAATGGTACTCCTAAGGTAGATAAGGAAGGTCGTCAGCTTAAAGCTACCAAGTATGTACTTCGTTATGGAGATAATATATTTCCTCCAGTAGATATTATGGCTAATGAAAGCCCTTCTTCTGAAGAGATAGTGGAACATACAGAAGAAGAAGGAGTAGGAGCAGAAGGAGGAGAAGATGCAAGTACAAATACTTATAGTGGTAATAACTTGTAAACAGAGTTATAGAGAGAATTATAAAATTAAAGATAAATAAAATTATTAAAAATTAATAAAAACATTAAAAACAAAAAACAATATGAATAAGAATTTTCTTTTTATGGCTGTAGCAAAAGGCCAAGTTTCAACAGATGCAGTAGAAGTTAAGAGATATATTGGAGTAGCTCCTTGTAAGGTTCTTTGTGTAAATCCTACTAAGGCTCAGATTAAGGAACTTATGGGTTATGAACCACAGGAAGAACCTCAGTATACAGGTGTTCAGGAAGTAGATGGCAAGCAGATTGCTTATGCAAGAATAAGTTTCGTAATTAGAACTGATGCTGAAAAATGTGGTATTGAGACTACTCAGATGTTAACATACTTTGTTAGAAACCAGTATGTAAAAGGTTCTCAGAGTGGTAAGTATCAGGTTATAGATGAATATGGTAGAACTGCTTGGGCTACTGAAGAGGTAATTAAGGCTAAAGGTAAGATTCTTTATAAGGAAGGTACTACAGAGGCTAATATTACTCAGAATTATCGTCCTGTATTTAATGGAGAAGAAGAACTTACTAACTTCATTAAAGCTTATCTGAATATTCCTAACTGTATGGATTATATTAATGGTACTTGGATTATGAAGAGTGGAGATGACCTTAAGGATTGTCTTTGCAGACTTGATGAGATACCTAATTACTTCAAAGGAAACTTTGCAGAGGTTAAGGATGCTATTGCTCTTCAGCCTACTAATAAAGTAAAAGTATTGTTTGGCATTCGTA